CACAGGTAACGCCTACACAGCGGGCGACACCTACACAATCTCGTCAGGCAATCTCAGTGCGTCCTTAACCGTCGCAAGTTAGTTCCGCCATGGCGGTGAAAAGATTCCTGCTCGACACGAGCCAACTAGACGACGCCACGTTCGGACTTGATGGTGGTCTTGCATTCATACTCGACTCCAGCCAACTTGACGGGACACGAGTCCTTGACGGCGGAGAGTTCCTAACCACAGCAACAGGCGCAGCACCACTCGGCGCAATGTTGGCGACAGCGACAGCAACCGTCACACACTTCGCTTCTGCTTCCGCTCCGCTCGGTGAACTGATCGCCGAAACAGCGAACATCACAGTCACGGTCACAGCCGAAGGTTCAGCACCACTCGGCGCAATGACCGCAACAGCGTCGGCATCGGTTGTCATCTCGGCTTCTGCTTCAGCTCCGCTCGGCTCACTGACTGCAACTGCGAACTCGTCGCCAACTATCTTGCCGATATTTCAAGCCAACCTTGGCGGACTGGTTGCGACCGCTAACGCGACAGTCATCCCACCAACACCAGAGCCAGAGCCAACACCTTCAGGCGGTCGACAATACGCTGCACCACGACGCAAGAAAATTGAACCGCTACCAGAAGTCGAGATACCTGTCATTCAACCGAAACGACGTTACGCGGTTGTCTCAACATCGTTGAACGGGATGCAAGCACAAGCGACAAGCACGATCACATTCAGCATCTTGGAAGATGATGCTGAGGTATTGTTGTTGGTCTGAGGTAACAATCATGCCAATCACAAATGGATCTATTGCAGTCGGAACGGCTGCCACACTAATCACAACTTGCGGAGTGAATCCAGGGTCACTACACATCAGCAACCTTGACAACACCGACACAATCTTTCTTGGCGGTTCAACAGTCGCAGTCAACGCTGGACACACAATCCCGAAAAGCGGATCTGAAGACTTTGTTGTCTATGCAGGTCAACAGATGTTCGCAGTATCAACTAAAACAGGTCACTCAGTAGCGTTCACTCTGATCACACCCTGATGCCTTACTTCATTACCGACAAGTCACCAGATTGTTCTGGTTGGGCAACCGTGAAAGAAGATGGCGAAGTCATCGGCTGTCACACAACTAAACAAGATGCGGTCGATCAGATGGTCGCGGTGTCTATCGCCGAAGACATGGAACCTGGTGGCGAACGTGCGTTGCCAGATAACTATCGGCCAGCGTTAGCACCAGATGTTCCTGAAGGTCGTGCTTGCGGGAACTGCCACTTCTACGACGAAGACAATGTGCAAGGCGAAGGAGACAACCTCAAGGCTTGGTGTGAAAGATGGGATGCTTATGTTGACGGCGGATTCTATTGCAATGCTTGGCAACCACATGAAGAAGAAGATGAAGAAGATCGTCAAGTCAATCTTGAAGTTCCTGTCTACATTCGCACCGCTGCACGCAAAGGACTCGACTACTACGGTCAAGGTCTTGCGGGTGAAGGGCTGGTCGATCGAACCGTTCGTGAGGCACGAGACTTGGCACGAGGTCAAGTCAGCGAAGACAAAGTTGTGCGAGCGAATGCGTGGGCGCAAAGACACGCAGTAGATCTTCAAGCACCAAAGAACTCTGACGCAAGCAACGACGAGTTCCCTGGTGCTGGTGCGGTTGCGCATTATCTGTGGGGAATCAATCCGTTGAATCCTCAGCCAGCAAGAAACTGGTTCGAGTCAAAGTCTGAGGCAATCAAATCTGAACGCGCACCAGCTCCGCCGAAGGATCAGATCACAGGTTCGGACAAGAATCCGAAAGGTTCAGCGAAGGCTCCTGCTGGGTCTGGCACTATCGAGTTGACTCAAGCGATTGAAGACGGTTTGAAGAACAAGGTCACTGAACACAACGACAAACTTGATGGTGCGGATCCGTCTTGGAAGCGGGCAACTGTGGGCATGTTGCGCACCGTGTTCCGTCGCGGTGCCGGTGCGTACTCGACTTCGCATCGTCCAGGTGTTAGTCGGAATCAGTGGGCGTATGCGCGGGTGAACGCATACTTGTATCTTCTTCGTAACGGCCGCCCACAGAATCCGAAGTACATCACCGACAACGATCTGCTTCCAAAAGATCATCCGCGCTCCTCTAGAACTCTGCCCGTGAATGTTGTTATGATTGACGGCATGAGCGAATCATTAGAGACACGCCGCATTCAGATCAACGACTTCGAACTACGCGAAGGACCAACAGGTGACGGAATGTCATTCACAGGTTATGCAGCAGTCTTCAACTCTGATTCTGAACCGTTGCCATTCATCGAGCGAATCGCGCAAGGTGCATTCAAAAAATCTTTGAAGAGTCGCATGCCGATCAAGATGTACATGAATCATGATTCATCAATGTTGCTTGCTTCGACAAGGTCAAAGACTTTGCGATTGCAAGAAGATTCAAAAGGTTTGCTCGTTGAAGCAGATCTTCCTGACACAACTGTTGGCCGTGACCTGTCCGTGTTGATGAAGCGTGGCGATGTTGACTCGATGTCGTTCGGCTTCTCGGTTCCGACTGGTGGAGACAAATGGTCGGATGACGGCATGAGCCGTGAACTGCGTCAGGTGCGTTTGCATGAAGTGTCGGTTGTGACGGGCTTCCCTGCCTACACCGCAACTTCGGCTTCTGTTCGTTCACTAGACATTCTTGCCGAGCGCACAGGTGTTGACGTTGACAAACTCGCTGAAGCGATCACAGTCCTTGAAGCGGGTGGCACTCTGTCAGATGAGTCGGCTGATCTGTTGTCGGGTGCGGTCAGCAAACTTCGTGCCGAACCAGCCAAAGTTCCTTCGTCAGTGAACTTGATGGCCAAGCATCTTGAACTGTTGAAAAACATCTAGGCATCGTCTAGAGTTACTTCTGCCGGTAAGCGTTCCGCTACGGCTAGAGATTGGTAAGCGTACCGCTACGATCGGAACACAACTTCCTGCGCACCACAACTCAACCAATCATGGAGTAATCATGAAACAATTTATTGAACAACAAATGGCACAACGCGCAACAGCGTGGGAAGCCGCAAAGAAGATTCTTGATGTTGCAACCGCTGAGAAGCGTGACTTGTCAGCAGAAGAGACTCAGACATACGAGCGCATCAGCAAAGAACTTGATGAGCGCACAGCAACAATCGAGAAGCTCCGCGCCGATGAGGCCCGTGAACTTCGTTTGGATGCAGCAACACGCGAGATCGCAGACCAGGTTCGTCCTGTCGCTGACGCACCACGCGCAGAGCGCAACGACAACGATGTAATTCGTTCGATGGCAAAAGGCGAGATCCGTTCACACATGTTTGAAAAGCGTGACGTTGTAAAGACTTCGACTGGTTCACCAGTTCCAACATCGTTCTATGACCAAGTGATCATGCTTGCTCGTACGGTTGGTCCAATGCTCCAGACTTCAACAGTCTTGAACACAGCATCAGGCGAAAACCTTCAGATTCCATCACTTGCTCAATACTCGACAGCGGCAATCGTTGGCGAAGGCACAGCAATCGCAGAATCGGATCCAGTATTCAACTCATTCATCACTTTGGGTGCATACAAGTTCTCGTTCCTCGTTCAACTCTCACGAGAGTTGGTCGAAGATTCAGGCGTGGACATCTTGCGCTTCTTGGCTGATCAGACCGGCAACGAACTCGGTGTGCGTGTTAACGCTTCACTGACAACTGGCTCAGGAACAAACCAACCAAAAGGTATCGTCGTGGCTTCAGCTCTCGGCGTAACTGGCGGAACCGCAGTTTCGGGTGCGTTCACAGCAGACAACTTGATTGACTTGGTCTACTCGGTAGACACAGCCGGTCGTCGTTTGGCTGGTGCAGGCTTCCAGATGAATGCAAAGTCAATCGGTGCAATGCGCAAATTGAAGGACACGGCAGGCAACTTCGTGTTCCAACCAGCACTTAGCGCAGACGCAAATGACTTGCTTCTTGGATACCCAGTATTCGAGAACCCAGGTATGGCAGACACAGCAACAAGTGCAAAGTCGGTAATCTTCGGACACCTTCCTTCGTACTTCGTTCGCTCGGTAGGCGGCATCAAGTTGGATCGAAGCGATGACTTCGCATTCAGCTCTGATCTCATTACCTTCCGCGCAACAATGCGTGTTGACGGTAACTTGCCACAAACATCACATGTCAAACACTTCATCGGAAACGCTGCTTAATTAGCGCAACCGATAACAAGACATGACAGTCCGCAAGGACTGTGACTAGGATTAAGTCCACGGCCATTTCGTGCAGGGTTGGCCGTGGACTTTCTCTATATCTGCACTATTCTTAGGAGGATCATGTGGCAAACCGTAATCGTGAAGGGCGTCCCAGTGGAGATGCCAGGGTATTTAGCGGAGCGTTTGCTCCGAGCGGGCGTAGCGCACTCGTTGGAAGTGTCCGACCTACCAATCCCGACCGACTCAGAATCGTCTGGTATTCCAACGCACCTTGGGCTGCCACAGGATACGGACAGCAAACCGCGCAAGTCATCCAAAGGCTCGCGAAAGAAGACCACCAAGTAGCAGTCCATGCGATGTACGGCCTTGCAGGCGCGGCATCAACTTGGAACGGATTCAAAATCTATCCGCAAGGATTGGCTGCATACTCCGACGATGTAGTTGTCGCGCACACAATGGAATGGGCGAACCAAGATCCATCAACACCGACACTGCTCATCACACTCTTCGACACTTGGGTGTTGAAGTCTGACTCGTTGAAAACTTTGAAGAACATTGCGTCATGGGTTCCGATTGATCATCAGCCAACACCACCAGAAGTGTTGGCTTGGTGTGCGCGTGAGAACGTGCGACCGATCGCAATGTCAAAGTTCGGTTCACGAATGCTGGAGACAGCAGGCGTTGAACACTTGTATGTTCCACACGCAATCGAGCCGGTATTCAAACCGACCGAGTCGGTGACGTTGGCGAGCGGTCAGAAGATGACTGGGCGCGAATTCATGGGTTGGGAAGAAGACCGATTCGTTGTGTCTATGGTCGCGACCAACAAAGGTTCGCAACCTGCGCGGAAGGCTTGGGCTGAGAACATTCTTGCGTTCTCAATCTTCGCTAAGGATCATCCTGATGCTGTGCTGTATCTGTACACGGAACCTGATGGTGCGATGGCTGGGATTAGTTTGCCGACATTGTTGGATGCGGTCGGTGTATCGAAAGACAAGTACAAGGTTGTCGATCAGTATGCGTACCGTCATTCGTTGCCACAGAATGTGATGGCTGCAATGTACACGGCGTCTGATGTTCTGTTGGCCTGCTCGATGGGTGAAGGCTTCGGCATTCCTGTCATTGAAGCACAGGCTTGCGGGTGTCGAGTGATTGTCTCAAACTTCACAGCACAACCTGAACTCGTCGGCGACGGCTGGACCGTCGAAGGCCAGCCGTGGTGGGATGCGGCACAGAAGTCATGGTTCTTCACACCGAACGTGCCTGACATCGTGAACGCTCTCAAGGCGGCCTATAACGCGCCTAGGAGCCGTTCTCAGGACGCGATCACCCATGCCCTAGGGTACGGAGCCGATCAAGTATTTGAGCAGTATTGGAAGCCAACAATGAAGGAGTTGTCCGCATGGTGCCGGTCATAGTCATCCCTGTCCTCAACCGATACGACTTGCTTGAAAGGTGCATCAAGTCAATCGACTACCCAGTTGAGAATCTGATCATCATTGACAACGGCGGTCGGATCGCCAAAGACTGTTTGGTTCTGCCACGCAGCACAAAGATTGAAAACCGATATGTGATGGACATGCCATCAAACCTCGGTGTCGCAACATCGTGGAACCTTGGAATCAAGATGACACCATTCGCAACAGGTTGGATTCTGCTCAACTCGGATGCACACTTCGCACACGGACATCTAGAAAAGTTCTACAAAGAGTCAGACATAGACGAGATACATCTAGCGGGTGAACCTGGTTGGTGTTGTGCTTGGATCGGATCCGAAGTTGTCAAAGATGTCGGACTGTTCTGCGAAGCATTCCATCCTGCATACTTTGAAGACAACGACTATGAGCGTCGCGCAACACGGTTGCACAAGAAGATTGTCAAGTCTGATGCACTGGTCTATCACGACAACTCGTCCACGTTGCTGTCGGATCCGTCGCTGTTTGACAAGAATCGTGAGAGCTTCCGAGCGAACATGGAGTTGTTCAAACTTCGCAACGCAAGACTTGACGCAGGCCAGTGGGATCTGCAACGACGAATCAGCCTTAGTTGGGACTGATGAGAATCTTTGACTGCATTCTGTTCAATCAAGAACACGACATGCTCGAATGCCGGCTCACCGACATCGGTGATGTCATAGACAAGATCATCGTTGTCGAGTCGGCAACAACTTTCATGGGTCAACCCAAAGCACATGGCATTGACCTTGACAGGTTCTACAAATGGCGCGACAAAATCCACTACGAGATCTATGAACCAGATACTTCGCTTCGCAGTTGGGCTGCTGAAGCAGAGCAACGCAACCATCTCTTCACCGTGTTGCGACAGTTCGCGCCAGAAGCCGAAGACATTGTGACGGTCGCGGACTGTGACGAGATCTGGTCGCCGAAAGATATAGAGACTTTGAGAACTGGTTGGCATGGTTACATGATGAAGCGTCTTGTGATGTCGGCGTATTGGCGTCTATCTGATGAACACACAATGGTCGCGGGTCCGTGGGGTAGTCGAACTGGTGATGCGCAAACTATGAGATCGTTGCGTCATCAGTTGCATCAGATTCATTCGGGTTGGCATGTGTCGTGGATGGGTGGACCGCAATGGGCTGCCGACAAGATGCGATCGTTCTCTCACCAAGAACTCATGGTCGAGAACCCTGATGTGTTCATGGCCGAGAACTATCTAGTCGGTCGTTCTATTCGTGGCGAAGATCTTTGGGAAGTTGACATTGACGATTCGTATCCTGCTTACATTCGTGAGATGCGGGCACCTCATTCGTGGTATCGCAAACGATGATCACTGTTGTCGGATTCGTGTGGGGTACTGCGTACAAGAGTGAGGTTCAAGGTTGGTGGGATTCGGTGCAGGCGTTAGATCCACCGGCTGACGATGTGGTGGTTGCTTATCATCCTGACGATGATTGTGGTGCGCTTGACTTACCGTGTCGACTTGTTGAGTGCCGGACTCGAACCTGTGATGCGATGATCAACGCTGCGGTCGCCACGGTCGGTGAAGGTTGGGTTGCTCCGCTTGCGATGGATGACAGGTTCTATCCTGATGCGTTTGGTTGTCTACCAGAAGGCGACTTTGATGTCGTTGCAAACACTTTGAAGTTCATGTCGCATGGTGGGGTGAATCCTTCCGCGCCTGAGATGTTTGCAACTGCACCGATGCGCAATCATGTGATGGGTACGTCTTGGTTCACGAAAGATATTTGGACTCGGACTGGTGGCTACCCTTCGGTCTATTGGTCGGACTGGGCGTTCTGGTGGAAGTGTCATGTGCATGGTGCAAGATGGTTCAAGCCGACAGGCGTTCAAGTGTTGGTGAACGATATTCGACCGAACCGTATCTCATCGGATACGAATGTTGAAGCCGACATTGAGATGTTCAAGTTCGTCGCCGAGTACACTCGTTCGGACCGTGAAGTAAGATAGGAAGACCATGGCAATCGTCAACGGATATGCGACACGCAACCAGATCAAGGCTGCTCTTCGAATCGGCACAGCCGACACACAAGACGACGACCTGATTGACAACTGTGCCGGTGCGGCGTCACGTTTGATTGACGGTTATGCGAACCGACAGTTCTGGAAATACGGATCGGCGACGACCAGAGTATTCACCGCAGCCGATTCATTCGTGTGCGAGATTGACGACATCGCTGGAACTGCGATCACACTCAGCACACAAACAAATGCGGACGGCAACTTTGATGTCACTTGGACTCCAAGCGATTGGCAACTAGAACCAGTCAACGGAATCTTGGACGGACTCACCGTACCGTTCACACGCATCCGCGCAGTCGGCGACTATCTGTTCCCAACTTTGAACGCAAACTTCGGATCCGAAGCATTGGTGCAACTTACCGCCGTCTACGGTTGGCCATCTGTACCTGAGCCGATCACACAAGCTGTGATCATCCAGGCATCAAGAATCTTCAAGCGTTACGATTCACCGCTCGGCGTTGCCGGCTTCGGAGACTTGGGTGCGATACGAGTGACACGCGCACTCGACCCAGACGTCGCACAACTTGTCGAGCCATATCGCCGAATGCGAATGTTCGCATGACCGCAACAGTCACCGAACTCAAAACAGGACTCCAGACACGTCTTGCCACGATCACGAATCTTCGCGCATTCGCACAGCAACCCGATCAGGTAAACCCGTCGCTCGGCGGTATCGCATGGCCGACACTCGAATCAATCACCTACCACGGTGCGATGCGGGCAGGTCTAGTCACACACGTCTTTACGGTCAGTGTGATCGT